AGAGAGCTTACCAAATCACAGACAGCGGATCGTAAAGGTATTGATAATACACCGACAGAAGAACACAAAGAGAATTTAAAATTATTGTGTGAGAATATTCTACAGCCAACTCGTGATGAGTGGGGAGTTGTGAGCGTGTCCTCGGGTTACCGGTCACCAGAACTGTGTGTGGCTATCGGCAGCTCGGAGCGATCGCAGCATGCAAGGGGTCAGGCGGCTGACTTCGAATGTTACTCAATAGATAATAAAGAATTATTTGAATGGGTCACCAACAACCTGGACTATGACCAGGCAATATTAGAATTCTACACAGGCGAACCTGAGAGCGGATGGTTGCATGTATCTTATAACAAAGATGGTAATCGTAAACAGAGATTAAAAGCTTTTAGGAACGATGCAGGTAAGACTCAGTACGAAGAGATCTAGCAATGAAAAATAGTCTTCTGGTGCATAAGCATCTTATTATTCGCGCAGAAGCTGACAAGCCCCCGACAGATGAAGAACAATTAAAATCTTGGATGTTAGAGTTTATAGCTTCTATAGATATGAAAGTATTTATGGGACCATACGTTAAGTATTGTAATATGCCAGGAAACAGAGGTATCACTGCTGTTGCAATTATAGAAACCTCACACATAGCAATGCACATTTGGGATGAACCTAAACCTGCACTAATGCAGTTTGATGTTTATAGTTGTGGTGAGTTTGATGTTAAAAAAATATGCGATATGATTAAAAAAGAGTTTAATGTGAAGAAGATAGAATATAAATATTTAAACAGAGAAACAGGACTCGTAGATATTTAACGACAAATACATCCGTAAAAATCTCCAGTGCCATCTTTCATTACATGAACATTTACCGGATAATCGTGATAAGTTGTTAGATGCAATCTTAAAATATCACACAAATCAAAACAGTCTACTTCTTGCATAAGTTCTATGCCCTTCATCATTTCTTTAGTGACAGATACTAAACTATATAAACCATCGTTTAATAATATTAAATCCATTCTCTTAGTTCTTCTCCCATTATCTCTGTTGCTATATTTATCTTCTTACGCAATGCTTTTCTAATCTTTTCATCCACTGTTTTTGGTGCTATAAGATCCACGTATGTTACCGCCTTCTTCTGTCCTATTCTATGGGCTCTGTCTTCTGACTGCAGCC